TACTAAATCACTCGCGCCAAAACGCTCACCTAACTGCATTAATTCGCTGACACGCTTACGCTCTGCTTCTGCACCACGTTCGGCTGTATCACCTACTGCACGTACCATTTCAATGTCACCATAACGCTCGCCATTTTCATTAATGCGCTGACGGACTTGGTTGCCATTTGCATCTGTAAAGTAGTCCCAATTCATACGATTTGCTCTTTGCTGATTCGCTGGAATAATTGCTATAGGCTCATTTTGTGGAACGTCATCGTTATTTTCATTATTCACAATTGCGGAACGACCAACCCCTACATTGGTATCTGCAGGAATGGATACGAGGGAAATCTCATAGGGCTGCCATTCGGTAATCAAATAAACATCATCATGCTCACGCTGCTCTTTTAAGATGGCCTTTTTAATAGTGTATCCAACGCTGATATTGGTCCGAATCAGGTCATCAATGTCTTGTAGGATTTCTTCACCACGTGCAGATTTACTCAAGCGAACCAATGCACGCCCTTTACGCTGGGAATGATCTAGCCAAGCACTCTCGACTACACCCACCTGATCACGAGAGTTATGATCCATTAAAAACGGAGCACGGGTATTCAAGCGAGAAAAATCAATTGCGCCCTGGCTATGATCCAGAACTTCCACACCAAACCAACGACCTACCTCTGTTTCACTTGAAAATGAAAGCTCGACCGTTCGCTTTTCCATGTCCACTTTGAAATCATCAACGACATAGTTACGAACCAGTTTGTCTTTATTAAAATCAGGTAAAGGTTTTGTTTGAGAAGCATCTCGGGTGAACGTCATACCTGCTAAAGCCATTGCCAGATCAGTTTTAAAAAATTTCATTTACATGCCCTCTTTAGGTCGTCCGACCGCTGCAGTTTGTTTACGCCCCATACTGGCCAATATCATTTCTTCTGCTGTATCTTTACTGATGCCTTGAGCCACTAATTCATCAATCATGGCGCGAGTATCGCGGGCTATTTCAGACCATACGGTTTGTGGATCTTTACCTTGTTCACGAATAATGGCTCCTGCAGACGTCAGCATATTGTTCTTCGACTTTTCTGCAGCTGTGACATCGGCAGATGGATCAATCCAAGCCCAACGGCGTGGCTGCCAAGTGACTTGGGTATAGCGTTCAATGTCCACGGCTTTTAAAGCCACATTACCTTTCTTAATCACACCCTTGAGCAAGGCATATTCCAGCCATTCGTAATAAACAGGTTCGATTAAGGCTTCAATCAACCACTGTTGAAGTTCTTTCCAGTGCTCACGCTCATCTAAAGTACCCTGGCGAATACTGGAAAAATTCACCCCTTCAAGGTCTGAGGCTAAGTTGTTATAAAGCACACCCATGCCCGCTGCCATTGAGCGCAGCATAGCTTTATGAAAAGGCAAGAATTCACCCGTTGGATAATTGGGTGACCATTCTTTGAGTTGAGCCCCTTGTGGTAAAACAGGAAATTCCCCAGCTTGGCTTTCAATAATGATTTCATCTTCTTCAGGATCAAATTCAGGACCAGTGGCATCTTTATCCCACTGAATAAAACCCATCTTATTGGCGGAGATCCGTGCATTGGTAATCGCACTATCTTCAAATTCAGAAAGCTGCTTCATTCGGAACAGGCTTGTCGCTGTCCATGGTAAGCCTCGTTTTTGCCCGACAATTTCTTCTAAATAGCCATGAATGATTTGCTCGGCAGGTACACGGATATAATTGCCTGAACCAAAGCGATATTGTTTTTCTTCTTCTGAATCACTATCAAAGTAATAAGCGATCGGACGTCCAAATTGGTTAAACTCAATGCCCTGACGAATAAAGCGACCACCTGAAAGCTTTGCGCTATACATGATCGGGCAACGCTGTGCATCTATCATTTGCACAGCAAAGCCATAGTTCCCTGCATCAGCACCACGAATAATCCGTACAAAGAACTCACCATCTTTGGCTGCTGAAATCACACAAGAGCGTTGAATAGAACGCCAAGACTTTTTGCCCTGAATGTCGCAATGATGTTTTTTATTCCAGTTTGCCCATTCCTGCTCAACAGCATCACATAGCTTATTGTCTAATTTCCCTTGGGCATTGCGGATCTGTGCCTGTAGTGTGACCCCTTGCGGACCCACAATATTCTGATGGGTTAAGCGCAAATAGTTCCGACCATAGTCATTGTTGGCACATTGCTCACGGCTACGAGCTACCAAAGTGCGTTGATACCGCTCCACAATTAAATCTGCAGGTAACGGTGTTGATGGCCAAGCTGAAGTTAGACGATCATTCACACCTGCTTTAAACCAACGCATGGCATTACGGAAAACTCGGCTACCTTTTTTCACCACGGAATCATGATCTTTCACATCATTGATCTGTGTAACATTAGGGACTTCTGCAATTTGGCGTTTCAAAATATTCAGCACTAGTAATTACCTCAATTTGACTCGAACCACTTGACCGAAAAGGCTCTTTCCCGATGCCTTGGCACGTTCCTGTGAAACTTCTGCACGGTACTGGTTTCGCAATTTAATCAGCGTTTCCATTGGGGTACGGTAAAGCTCACGGTTATTAATGCGATAGCGCTCTTGGTCTAGACTGGCGCGACCTTCGATCACAGCTTCCAAAGCTGATAAGGTTTTTTGAGCATGACTTCTTAGGTCGGAAGATCCAGATAGAGAGGCAAGGTCGGCTTTAATCTCGACCACACCTGACTCAAGCTCATCCACTGTGCCTGATGTATGGATTGCTCGAATTGAATAGCCGTAATGACCTGCGGTATAAGTTTTTGTAGTTTCTGCGGAGATATGAAAAACGTGTTGGTTGCCATTTGCCTGTGAATGAAGATCAATGACAGATTCACCACGTAAATAGGCAACCAGTGACCAGCCACTGGAGGCAGGATAGGCTGTTAGATTCACCTTAAAATTAAAGGTGAGACCTGCTGTAATTTGCTTTGGAAAGTAGGTCATCTGTTTTGGCTATCCTTATCCAATCACTTCAATAATTTTTGCTACTGAAGCTAAAATTGGTGCAGCTTGCAGAAAAAGAATTCCAATAATCACCAAGCACCCAATGATGTAGGTCCACACCCTTAGTGTTCTACTTTCAGATAACTTATCCATTGCTTTATCAACCCTTAAATTTAGGTTAAAATTCATCTAAGTTTTAATCCTCTAGTGCTGTTAGTGGGTTAAACAGAAAGCTCATGATTGCAGTCATGGGCTTTTGTCTTTTCTAGGGCAATAAAAAACCCCGCATAATGCGAGGTTAGATAAAGTGATAATTTAGTTCATTATTCAGTTTTTCACGACTTAACGCTGTAGCTGATAGTTCCGCACGCTTGTAACTGTTTAAAACCCAAGCCGCCTTTGTGCCAGTTGTGCTTTTGTGCAAGTTCAAAAATAGGCATATACACTTCACGCCCTACTATTTGGCGGGCATCTTCTGCACCAAACGTAAAGTGATCATGTATGCCATGTCCCATCGTTGGACTTAGTTTTCTTATTGTCGCGCCAAACTCTGACCACCAATGGTTTAGCCAAAGCATGTGGCGTGCAACGGCATCTATATTTTTTGCATTTGTATGTTGGTTTTTGTCTGCTTGGCTAAACATGGCAACCAAGTGATGCACATATTCCACGGCGACAGGAATAGTCTCGAATGGAATATCTTCAATGTGCTGCACGTTGAATCTTTGGTGAACCAATTTATAGGCTTCACTAAAGTTGAGATGTTTAGTTTTAGCCACCAACATATTTACGGCATCATTAAGTGGTGAGCGATCTGACTTATGTGTTTTGGCTAAGATGTCTTGGCGGTGGAAATAGCAGTCTTCAAGTTGTTCAAATACTTCCCATGCTTGATCTGTATCGAGCATTTTGGCATGTCGTGCTGCACCGCGCTCTGTCCAGAGAATCAAAGTTCGAGTATTTTTACTTATTTCAACTGAGTGACTTAAAGTCACCCAGTCCTTAAACGCTCTTAATTCAAGGCCTTCGAGTTTAAAAAAGTGTTTGTCTTGTATAAAACGCTCTTTATTTCGAGAATAATTTTGTTTGATATTGTCTGTATCAGAACCATACAAATCAGCAAGCATAGCTGAGGTAACGACTGGTATAGATTTGAAATTAATAACCGAAATCTGTTTATTATTGATATTTGCAACAGTGTTCATAATCTACCTCGAGGTAACGGCTGCAACTTTTTGCTGCCTTATAAACACATTATGCAGTCAAACGACTGCATAATCAATAGAGCAATTTACTGCTCATTTATTTCCGCTAGCAATTTAATTGCTTGCATTACCTCTGATTCACGTTGCTTGGCAATCTCAAATAATTGATCAATTGCCCATTGTGGCAATGTATCTCGCTTATGCCAACTTTGGACAGTCTGACGCGCAATGCTTTCTCCATCAGCATTTTTTAGTTCATTTGCAATCTGTGCTTGCCAAGATGAACCATACAAACGAGAACCTATTTGCTCAACTCTACTCACTATATTCTCGATCTCAAAATATAAATAGGCTTATAGGAATTCTATAAGTTTGGCTATAAATATAGGTAATTATAGCCAAACTTATGCTTTTACGCATATTTTTATAGTTGTCTATGCGTAAAAGCGTAAGGAATATAAGTAGATTTATATTCAAGGGAATAGAGAATCCTCTGATGAGTTATATTTAGAGTTAGTAAGATTATCTATGCAATGCTTACACACATACTCCCCAGCTTCTTCAAAATTATCGCTCGGCGGAAAACTATATAGTTCATCCGTGGGACGACTACAATAGTCGCACGTTTCAGTCATCAAAAAATCGAGTTCCTGTTCCTCACTTTTATGTCCAAAGCCCTCGATTAATAACCAGTTAAATAAAAACTTTCTATATGAATCATACGCAAACATTGGTAAATCATCTCTATAGAACTCACTATCTTCACTAAGCTTGTACATTTGCTGTATATATTCAAAAATAGTTTTTCTAAAGATGCCTGTTTGATAAATATCGAAATGATGAAAAGGAACACTTTCAATCATATCATGCTTGTAATTTGACCAAGGTAAACTGCCATATTCTTTAAACACACGCTTATGTTTACTTAAAAAGGAATTTTCAAAGGCATTAGAAATAATTGCCCATAATCTTGTATCAAAACCGCTATAAGACTTTTCAAAAAACTCTGTATTAGCAACTTCAATATCATCAAATACGCTGTCAGGTTTATAGTCAAGTTGCTTTATAAAGGAACTTAAACGCTCCTCTCTCTCCTCAGACCCAAAATACTGTCCGTGAATATCATTGGCGAATGGATTTAATGCTACAACATAGATAACATTTGGCAGTTGAAATATAGGATGATGTTCTTTCCATCTTTGCGAACCGTACACAAATGCGTGGTATCCATGAGACTCCAATTCTAAAGCGATATTGCTGCTAATGGTATCAAATGCGGCTTTGACATATGAGTTATTACCATCCTCTCCTTCATAAGCATCTATCCAGCCATCCACCAACTCAAAAGCTAATGTTGCAACTCGAATAGAATCATCATGAAACATAGAATTTGAGAACGTTACATAGCAATTATCTGGTGGATAATAGACTTTAAATTTAAATGTGGTTTCATCCTCATTTGCTTCTGGAATCAATGCAATAATATTTTTATTATTTAATATCAGTTCTTGAAAATAAGCATCTTGTACGATTCTTGTCTCCATTGGAGCAATTAAAATTGATATAACAGAAGTACTTTCCGCAGCACCAGGAAAAAGACTGCAAAAATAGTTTGAATATGCTAATAACTCTGTAAATGCTTCTCGCTCTGTTTGTGTTGATTTTTTCAATTCAACAATAGCAGGTCCATTATCCAAACTCATGGCAACTAAGTCTATACGTGTTGTTGAAGCGTTTTCCTTTTTTAGGCGTATCTCTCGCCCTATAAACTCTATATCTTCTAGATTACTAACCAAATTATTGATTTTTTCCTCCGTTTGTTTCTTTAGTAAACTAGGAAAATCATATAAATCTTCTATTTCAATTTTATTAGAGTCCTTGATCCCAACAATTTTTTCATAGAAATTGTTTTTATACTCTTCATATATAATGTCTCTTAGATCATTTTCGTGAATTTTCATTTATAATAACTTTTGAAATTAAGTTTTTGAAAAAATAACAAATAATTAAAAATTAAACAATCTATTACATCATTTTCAAAACTTTATTTGGATCTATTTCCCATTCCCAAAAACCTTCTTCTTTTTAACAATCGTAGTCGATTTCTCCACAGTAGAACTAACCCGCTTACGCACAACAACTTTGGCAACATTTTTCATTTGTGTAGACTCTTGTTCTTTAGACACCTCAACAACCTGCTGCTGCAGGCGCTCTGAAATTCGCTTAAGGTTTGGCTGCATAATTTTTAACGCAGCTAGAGCATAAACACGACAGTCCAAGCCTTCGTTGCGCGCCCGATCTGGTTTATGCCATTCACGTATCGGCTGACCTTTGATATATCTCAGAACCAGTTTTTCAGCAGTAAGTTGCTTGTACCATTCAGTCTCTCGTTGAATAGGAAAATGACAATAACCAGGTCCACCTTTATCTAAGGTTAAACGGCGAGATACCACCAGTTTGGCTTCATCAGTACCTACAATGAACAGGTCAATTTTACGCTTGTCCTTACCAGACTGTTTACGTTGGGGACTTTGCACAATAGGCAATCCCCAGCCACCTCGCCCTTTAATGGCAAATAGCTTTCGATTCCGACGGATTTTCACATACTCATAAGCTGCTTGAGTATAACCATTGGTACCACCCGTATCTAAACATGCTGATGAAATATTGAGTTGTGCACCAGACTCATGCATGTAGGTTTCTTCCAAAACATCGTCCAAGTCTTGCCACACTTCTTCACCGAGTGGATCACCCCATAACACACGGTAATCAATCGACCAACTTTCTTCTCCCACACCCCATGCGACAATCTCTAGTTCAAGCCGATCCATCTGCATATCGATACCACAAGTGAGATACACCCCACCCATAGGTACAGTTGCCTTGTATTCTTCTGCTCTGGCCTGTAAAGATTCTGAATCAACCTTATCTGCATTTTCCTCAAAGGTTTCCCCTAAGGAGACATTCACAAAGACTTGTAAATCATCCAGTGCCAACTTATCTAAGTAGGATTGGACAATATCCGACATCTTACGAAAGGTGGACAACATCTCTGGTGCATGAAAGCTAATATGCCCTTTGAATGGCTGCTCAGCTTTCCAGCCATGCCCTAGTTTTTCAGCATTACGAATGGCAGCAATCCGTTCTCCATCCGACCACACCTCATTGCAACATTCACAGCGATACCCTGCTGTCTCCGTTAAATGCTGTTGATCGATATCTTCACGTGCATCTTGAATGTTGGTAGATCTTCGACCATCCCACCAAACATTCTCCCATTTCAGGTATTGAGCTTCGCCACATTTAGGACATGGCACATAATAGCGGCGACGATCACCAAGATAATAGGCAGACTCAATACGACTAGCACCTTTAACTGTCGGCGTACTGGATTCTGTTCTTAAGGCCTGATCTCCAAATGTAGCTGCACGTTGGGATAGTAATTCTACGGGATCGCCCTCAGCCGTGACCTCCATTCCATCGGTCTCATCTGCATGGGTGACTGGTGCAGAACGTCCTCGTAAAGTTTTAGGAGATCCTGCCCAACTGAATAGCAACCATCCACCGATATAGGAAATCATACGACTGTTATTCACACCATCACGACTACGTGGTTTAGCCATTTTTGCTGAAATACTTGGATTCGCCTCAATCATTGGGCGCAGCTTGGTTTCAAGGAATGTTTGAACATCACCTTGTGTCGGCTGGACAAATATCTGAGATTTTGGATCGTAGGCAATGAAATATGCAGTAATGCATTGCTGAATGGTAGTTTTGCCGAGCTGCGCACCAGTCATATAGCTAATACGGCGCACACCATCTTCTTTGATGGCATCCATCATTCCACGTTGATACGGTGCATTATCAAAACTAATTGGACCAGGTATAGCGTTACCAATCGGGATAACGATGTTTTTTTCAGCCCACTCACTCGGCTTAAGTTCCGGCGGAGGTAGTAGATAAATCGTTGAACGTCGAATAACATCTACTACATTTTCCAAATTACTAAAAATTGAAAAATCACTGATGATCATCTTCCTCATCAATTTCAAAATCAACAGCAGATTCCAGTGCTCGGATAATCTCAGCTCTTAATACCTGTTTGAATTTTGAAGCATCTTTTTCTCCTAGCAATTGCAAAACAACACGTTGGGGGACATTCATCATATTTGTACGAATGACACTGAAAATTTTGGATTGTACTTTTTCAAATTCCGAGATTAAGGCAACTTCACCTGTCGATTTTGCAAGTTCTAGCTCAGCCATAACGGTTTTGGCTTTTTGCTCCCTTAGCTTTAATTCTTCCATATCATCAGGTGTAGCACTCGATGCATTATCAACAGCTCTTTCTTGCAACCACTTAGCAATTTGCGAAGTATTGAACTGCCATTCTTGTCCGCGTCCACCTTTCTGATTATATGGACAGCCCGCTCGCACCCAACTATCCACTGTTGGCAATGACACACCAAAAATGTCCGCTACCCCTTGGCGAGTAACTTCACGACCTTTCAGTATAGCTGCCATAAAAACCTCTTTTTATTTCTAAAAACTATAAATTACTTATAAAACAGTAAGATATAACTAGAGCAATATAAACATAAACTACAGTTTTAAAATTCACGCAGATATGAAATCCTGCGAGGGTTTTGCCCCCGCAAGCGGTGCCCCCCTGAAAGTACCTACAGAAATGATTTTTATTACTTTAATATCCATTCTTAATCACCCATTTGCCTGTACGCATTTGCTCTGAGTGGCGCTTGGCGCGTTGCGGTGTCTGCTTTGCCCACAGTGAGTTGAGCATGCCTTTGGCCGCATCTGTGTAGCGACCAGTACGTACCATCTCTAACGTATTCTTGAAGCCAAGCAATCCTTCTGTTCCCATTTGAAATGCCATAGACAGCAATACACCACGGCGGGCTTCATCAAGCTCCTTGACCCATGGCAATTTACGCTCAAGCTCACTCAGTTTCTTTTGTATGTCATTGCTGAGTAGGTAAGCTGATTCTTCTGCAGTGATGCCACCACCTTTGCGTGCATCAATTAAACGACCAACACCAATGGTCGAATAACCCAAATGATCTTTATATTCGGTCAGGACTTCGCCTTCTTCCCCACGTAATAGACGAGTGATGTTTACTGTAAAGTCTGTCATTTCTTACGCCCTTTGCTTAACCAGTCTTTGAACATTGCTAACAAGTAATTGAAGAATCCTGTCTCTTTCCAAGCACCTGACTTCACCCATTGGAATAGTTCCTGAAATATCAAACCACCGAGCGCACCTGTTAAAAAGCCAATACCACCAGCATGCTCTGGTGCTAGCTTGGTAAAGTACATAATCAAAAGAGTTAGGTAATGTGCTGTGAATGCACCTGACAGTAAAAACACGGCGTAGTCTTTTGGTGTTTTAAGCTGTTCCTTGTTGTATCGAGTTGCCACGGCTGCCCCCATTAATCCTGCAACAAAATATTGGAGCTCACTCAAATACTTCATTACAGCTGCTAACCAGTCTGGAAATGACATTCTTATTGGTCTCTAGATTTGTGAATATATTGCGTATTGTTGTTCTAACTGCAGAGTATTTTCATTATTCACTTTTTCACATAATCAACTCAGGAGTGTGAGTTTCGCGTATTAAAAAACCTCCCTTAGGAGGCGTGGTTATTGTTACTTCGCAAAGTACTTCTCTACTCGCTCCCTAACTGCTGGATCAACATCTTCATCCAAAAAGAAGCAAGGTCGATACTTTTCAATTAAATGATGGATAAATTTTTGCTTGTCAGGAATTGTGTGTTTCAACATGATTTGAGAGGCAACTGTTATCAAGTTATTTGATTGACACATTAATGTAATCATCATCTCATCCGTATAACCCATTACATCACGGGTAAAAGACTGCTTACCAGTATGAACTAGAGAGTTAAGTTGCTTAAGGTGGTATTTTTTAAAAGCACAGAGATGATCAATTACTGGTTGTGCCGGAAGGTTAGCATTACTTAGCTTTTCAAGCATGTCACTTATCATAGGACAAGTATCACTTTCAAATTGCTCTTCAAATGTATAACTAAAATTTAACTTAGATACTTGGTGATTGCTTGCAATAAATAAAAGCCAATATGCTCTGACAACTGCTTCGAATTGCGATCTTAATAAAACCATTGCTTGAGTCGGAAGTCCAATAGCCAACAATCCATTTACGCCAATTCCATGTTCAAATGAGATGTAAATACACTGTTCTACTAATTCCAGTCGAGGACCACAGTCAAGGACATCACTCTCAATAATTTCCTGCTTCAACTCGAGTACCATTTGAGTTGATAATTCAAAAAGTTTTTCTCTTTTCATGTGCATCTATAATTTAAAGTTCTAGACATAGTATTCTGAATCAACAAGAAATTGCCACATACACCTTCAACTATACGCCGTGATCTGCACCGTCCGAGTCGATAAATTAAAATACTTTGCAATCTCGTCAATTCTAAAGCCCTGCTCAAACATCGATTTTATTCCTGCATTACGATTCTTAATTAGAATATGTTTGCACTGAGATAATACTAATAACTCACCACCAAATACTAAACATAGTCTATGTGCATCTTCATAGCCAAGTATAGTGACAAGGTTATGATCCATCTTCAAACGTGTGGCTTGAGGCACATACAAAAATAGCTGACCGACGCCTGTTCTTTTCTCAGATTTATATTTTGGACACTGGCTCACAAGATATAAAGCTTTTTGCCTTCCTATTACTTCAGCAACAGAACGTAAATCACCTTTTAAATCTATGTATGTGTCCAAAATTATGTCCTCCTCAAAACTTCGCAAATCGTTTAAATACCAACATGGCCGCATCTCGCGCATGTTCATTTGTTCGACCTTTCCAACCTGTCATGCGGATAAAGTCTGTCGCTTGCTTTTTGGTGGCATTGGCTGCTGGGTGAATCATCTTGTAGGTGTAACCTTGCTCTTTGCACCAGTCTTCCCAAATCTGAGCATCTCGTTTTACAGATCCAACGCCTTGAGCCTTTTCTCGTCCACCTGTAAACCATGTACGCTTTCTAGCATCTTCGATATACAAGCAAACGTTTTCCGCTCCCCATATTCCGATGTACTTTTGCACTTTGGTCATGGCTTGTGTGATGGATAGGCTTTCCACTTGTTCAAGCTCTCCGCCGTTGCCTCGGTCTGCAGCTACGGCGAATCCTGTATTCACTCCAGTATCTATTCCGATCAAGATTTTCATGCTTGCATCACCCCTAGCTCGTTTTTGTTATTCAAGAACATTTGATTCACTAAACCGATGTATCCACACCAACCAAACACGTCGCTCCAGTAAGACCATGTGCCGTTGTAGTTTTGCCAAAATGTTCCATCGTTTTCGATATGTGTTGTGCCCTCAGGAATCATGCTGCCTCCTTCAAGTTGCCGCTAAAGCCGACTTGCTTCAGGTAACCTTCCCATTTTTTGGCTTGGGTTGGGTTTTGTAGTTTTACAGCGATGCGTGCTGCCAGTTTTTCAAATGATTCACCTGGTTCGCTGTACTTACTCGAAAATTCAGGATGGTGTGCAAGTTTCTGAGCAAAGCTCGCAATTTGTTTGTCGCTAAGTTGCTTTGGGTTTTTGGATGCACTGGTTTTGCTGTATCCCGTTTTTTCAGGGTTTGAATATTTGCTTCGGTAGGCGTTGAGCAACCAATCGGCAAAGTGAAAATTCATCAGTGCATCGCAAAGGGATTTATCTTGGTTGCAAATCTCGAATGCGCGTTTTTCTCGTTCAGCCCATTTTGCGTTCAGGATGGTTTCTGCTTCGATGCTGTCATCCGCCAATGAAATTTCTTCACGAAGTTTTTTCAAGCAAAGCCAGTCTTTTTTGTTTTTAGATTCTATTGGAAGATTCCTTGGGAGATTCTGTGTCCCAATTTCGGTACTGGTCTCGGTACCGTTTTCGGTACTGGTACTTGTTCCGTTTTCGGTACTAGTACCAATATTGGAACCTGTACCTAAATTGGTACTAGTACCGTTTTTACCACTAGTCCCCTTTTTGGTACTGGTTGTTTCATCTTCTCGACCGACCACACCGAGCAGTTGGTAAACTTTTACGCCGTTGCCAACAATGCTGCCTGTAAATTTAATCAGGGCTTTTTGTTCTAGGTCGTCTAATACTTTGATGATGGTTTTGCGGTTCATCTTGGTGTCTTTGACCATACGCATAATGCTTGGGTAGCATTTGTGGTCTTCTCCTGCACGGTCTGCAAGTGAAAGTAATATGAGGCGTTGTGTGGAACTTTCTACTTCCGCTCTCCAAGCCCAAATCGTTGCATCTAAGCTCATGGGGTTACCTCTTTTTTATCGTCTACGCACTGGTGTATCTGCGTATCGAGTTCAGCCAATATTTCGTGGAGTCGGTGGATTACCCTAGACATGTCTATAGCTTCCCCGCGTGTGATGCGTCCGTCTGCCATCATTTCTTTAAATAGCGTGTAGACGTTTCCGCCTTTCATTCCAAAGGTCAGAACGAGATCGGTTAATGCGGTGTCTCGGCTTTCGGGTATGTCAGGCAGGTTGATTGCCACTTTGCCGTGTTGGGCATTGAGGCTTTGCAGTATTCGGTAGTCGTTGGTGAGTGCCATCAGCTTTGAGGCTTCGAGTAGCGTCAAGTGATGGGTGTCTGTGTTTGGATTGACTTTGCTATTGAGTACGGCGGGACTTTTAATGCCCATACGTGGCGCAAGTGCCGATGCGCCGCCTTTGTAGTCATGCACAGTGTTATAAGCAGCATCTAATATGTTCATATTGAGTTCCTTTGAACGTGTTTATTCGATGGGTGCTTTATTACTATTTTGGTTGTGATCGTTTAAGACCGGATATAAACCAAAATGTTGAAGAATTTCTGCTTCAGAGACTTTCCCATTACTAGCAATAGACAATGCTTTTCTAAGGTTTTTACGCGGTTCTTTATACCCATATAGCAAATGTGTCTTTATATAACCGACTGTAGTTCCTGCTTCTTTTTGCATATTGCTCTAATTGTTTTGGGTTTTGCTGAAGTACGAAATCTCTAAATTTCATGGATTGATCCTCACCTATCAACCCAAATATTACCTTTTAGGTAATGCAAATACAATCTTTTTTCTTGTTTACCTTTTCGGTGATAAAAGTACACTAATAAAAAATACCTAAAAGGTATTTTTTTCGGTAAAAAACTACCTATGTTGAGTTACTTATGGATAGCAAAACGATTAGATACAAAAACACTCGTTTACTTGTTGATCAAGTTGGCGGTGTATCCAGTTTTGCTGAAAAAATTGGGAAAGGACAATCACAAGCGAGCCAATTCGCTGGTACTAATCCAATTAAAGGAATTGGTAACAAGGTTGCTCGTGAAATCGAGAGTGCTTTTGATAAACCTCATGGGTGGTTAGACCTCCCTCATGAAGAGGATTTTAATTCTTCAGATGCAAATGTGTCTGAACCAATACCATTGATCGGTAAGTTGATCCCTGTAATTTCTTGGGTACAAGCTGGTACTTGGACTTCTACTGAGGCTGTACCAGCAGGAACACAGTTTGAGGAATGGCTACCGCCGAATCCTAAATGTGGAAAACATGGCTATGGTTTAGAGGTTGTTGGGGAGTCAATGCTTCCAGACTTTAGACCACATGACAAAATATACGTAAATCCTGACTTTCAAATAAGTGATTTAAAAACAGGTGATTTGGTTATCGTTGCATGCGACGGGGAAACAGAAGCAACGTTCAAGAAATTGATCGTTGAAAGCAATGGTATGTATTTGGAACCCTTAAACCCGAAATGGCTTGGAAAAATCATGGAGCTTCGTGAAGGATGCAAATTGATTGGCAAAGTTGTAGGGTTATATAGGGAAGTATAAATAATAGTTAAGGTGCATATGCATGATTACAACCGATAGAACTATCAGACATATTCCTGTGAGTGAACTCTTTCTTGACCCATTGAATCCTCGTTTAGGGGAGTCAGCAAATGAGACTATAACTCAAGAAAAAATTATCACTTTAATAATAGATGATTTTGGTATTGATGACCTTCTTAGCTCAATGGCTTTCAATGGCTATTTTGATGCAGAGCCGTTAGTTTGCCAAGAAAGAGATGGGCAATTGTATGTTATTGAAGGCAACAGGCGATTAGTTACGAGCTTGATACTTAGTGGTGATCCAAGAGCAAAAGAACATGCTAAAAATTTTAATTATTATATTAGATTACATAGTGAACAAGGATCGCCAAATGTTTCTGAGTTGCCTGTCGTAGTTTTTCCTGCCGATGAGGAACCTAAAAGAATTAGCGCTTATTTAGGTATTAGACATATTGTATCTACTAAGGATTGGGATTCTTTTGCAAAAGCAAGATGGATTCACGAAACAATATCTAATCAGAAAATATCAATTAAAGATATATCAACTATGACTGGTGATAAAAGTGGAACAATAAAAAATTTATTATCTGGTTATAGTTTTATGACCCAGTTGGAAAATGAAACTCAATTCAACCGAAATAATACTATTAGAAAAGGTCGCGGTAGTAATGTAAGTTATCCTTTTTCATGGGTGTATACATTATTTAACTATCCAGCAGCTAGAAATTATCTTGAACTTCAATTTTTTGATGAAAATGAACAACCTAATCCTAGACCGATCCCAGAAACAAGATTGGATGATGCTCTATTTGTTATAGATGCAATGTTTGGTAATAGTGCGAAAGGACAAAATGCTCTATTAAGTGATTCTCGTGAATTGCCAAAATTTGCAGATGCACTTGGTAACCCAGAAAAAGTATATTTTTTACGTAATGGCAAATCACTTCAGGAAGTAACGCATCTCACTACTGATATTAATAAGCGTTTAGAAGCTATTTTCTATGAATGTATTGAACGACTTGAAGAAGGTTCAAATAGAATAACAAAAGATTCTGGAAACCTTGCGGCATCTACTATTAAAGAAACTGAACCAAAAATTAAGAACGTAAATGAACTTCTGAAAAGGATTAAACAGCAATTTATAGAAATTCAAAATAATAGCGCCGATGAATTAGACCTGTAGGGATTAAACAATGTCTAATCAAAAAATAATTGAGGATGCAGATCAAACTGAATTGGAAGCATTGTTAAACTTTTCGGCGCCTATAGATGCTGGTATAACTGATGATAAGCATGCTTCAGCTTTAGATTCATTAGATTTAATTGGAATAGATAGTGCAGATTGGGCAACTAAAGATGCAGAGTTGGATAACCTAAGTTCAGATTTATCAACAGAAATAAACTATAGATCTAATTTATTAAATGAAGATTATCCTTTTATCATTAATGGTTCAAATGTTAAGCTTAGACTAGAAAATACAAATTTATTTTATATTTTTTGTTTAGTTATCTCACGATCAAAATTAAAAGCAAAAAAGGGGGAAACTGCTCATAATCAAAAAATGGCTAGATTATTTGAGAGAATTACTTTAAGACTTATACAAAAATCATTAGGTGAATATGCTTATAGCCATCATTTTGGTTTTCCTAGAGATGATGGAATAGGTGTTATTGAGGCAATGAATCAACTCAATCCACAACTCGATCTTGAATACGAGTTCAAAGTTAATGTACTTGATTACAATACTAAAGATCTAGCTCTACAAAAGGATTTAGGGGTTGATCAAATAATTTGGGTTAAAAGACCAGATCTTCGTAAGCATTCACATTTATTCTTATTAGGTCAATGCGCATGTGGTCAGGATTATGATCAAAAATATAATGACATTGATCTAAATAAACTAGATGGTTATTTTAGACCTTTTACATATGTATCACCTGTAAAGATGATGAGTATTCCTTTTATTTTATCTGATGCAGAAATGCGAAGAGTTTCAAATAGAGCTGGTTGGTTATTTGATAGAATCTCATTATCAGCTCTGTATATGAAATATGAGGATATAAAAGAAGAGTTTAACGATCAAATGATTGAATTAATATCAAACTCAACCCCTCATGGAGAGAAATTTAGGTCATCTTCTTTTTTCGAAAATCTAATAAAAGAATCAGATCAGCAAGAGACCCAAGATACTCCAGAAATTATACCCATACCTGTGGTGCCTAGAGCAAAGACTTAAGTCTTGTAGCTATTATTTCAAAAAGTGGTGGTGGAACAGCATTTCCCACCACTTTATACTTATTATCAAGTGTGACTTCATCTTCTCGTGGGAAAATTAAATCACCAAATCCTTGAATACGTGCGGCTTCTTTATAGGTAAAACGACGTGCAGGAGCATCAGAAACAAATTCCCAATGGTCAGTTTTAACTTTCACCATATCTGGGCTAATAGGATGAAGAAGAGTATGCCTAGCACTACTTACAATTGTCCGAGAAGTCTCATCCCAATGACGCTTTCTGTTACGAGACATGTAATACCAATGAAAGCCATTATCATAATATTCATTCTTATTTGGCCAGTCTGGCAATCCAGCTAATACTTGCCTTAATGTTACCTTGGTTGTAATTTCATTACCGTGAGTTGCTAACGGAAAATCAAAACTCCCCCCCAAATCCGCACGTATACCAACGATAAAAATTCTTTTTCTTTCTTGTGCTACGCCATAGTCAGATGCGTTTAGCACTTTGTAAACAACATTATAACCAGCATCTGAAAATACTTTAATTTGATCTTGTAAAAGGTGCTGAAAAGTTTTACTTGTCATGCCTGATACATTTTCAACTATAAACGCTTTTGGTTTAATTAAATTTAATGCTCGCGCAAATTCAAGATAAAGATAGTTTAATTTGTTATCTGCTTGCCGACGACCACCTTGACTAAATCCTTGACAAGGATAACACCCAGCTAAGATATCTGCTGATGGAAAACTTTGAATCGTTTCAATATTTTGCAGTAGATAATCAGTCTCAGGATGATTTGCTTCGTAAACTTCTTTCGCATAAGGCAAAATATCATTTGCCATGACGATTTCAAAGCCAGCTTTAATTAAGCCTGCATCAGAACCACCACAACCAGAAAATAATGATACAGCTTTCATTCAATCCCTATTTACCTATCTATTTGTATGTTTGAAACATACTTTTCACGATAGCGATACTAACTGAAGTACCACTAAATCTCTACTATACGGTTATGAATTAGTGAGCAAATGATATTTATTACTGTATTTTAGCGTCTTTATTTGTCGTATAGGGCAAATAGTTTTATATAGTCTAAAATAGTAAAAAAGTAATATAAAACTTGCAATAAATTACCTTTTAAGTAATATTTATCTCGTAGACAAAAAAAGCCCCGAAACTTTGGACGGCGACGGGGCTTTGCATTAAAGCGAGATAAGTATGAAACAAAAGCCTGTACAGAGTCAAACGACTCCTATTCTCTTTCAACATCCAACGGCTGCAGAACTACATCCATCCATTTGGAAAGTTATTTACATCAACCTCAAAGAATTTAGTCTCTTTGCCCTACTCGCCTTTTTACTTTGGCTGTTCATCCACTTTTGCTATCTAGTGATTGGAGGGTGAAATTATGGGGAGTAATTTAAATGATGCTGCATTACGTAAAATCAAACGCTGTATGGAGCTATCTAAAAGTTCCAATGAAAATGAAGCAGCTTTAGCACTTAAACAAATGCAGGCTTTGATGAATAAGTATGGAGTTACAGCAAAACATGTTATGGCAGCCGATATCACTGAATATTTAACTTATTTAAGTGTTAAGAAGAAACCTGCTCAATGGGTACTCAATCTCCACTTAGCTGTTGCCAACGCATTAGATTGTAAAAGTTTGGTGCGTCATGGAGGTAATAGAAATATTCGTCTTGTCTTTTTAGGAATTGAAACAGTTACAGAAATTGCTGGCTACGCCTTTGAAGTACTTTTTAGAAAACTAAAATCAGACCGATTTGACTATATTAACTCAGAGTTGTTTCGCTACAACCGTACTAATAAAACTAAATATGCGGATGCCTATTGTGAAGGTTGGGTATCTAGTGTGCGCTCGAAAGTCAAAAATCTAAATCCCAATTTAGAAATCCACGAAAAAATTAAAGCTTATACAGAAACTAAATTCACAGATTATCAACCCGATAATTTTTTCTATGGTCGTTCGCGATTCAATAAAGATGACGGTCGTGTACAAGATGCTATAAATAATGGATATAACCAATCCAAAGACATTAATCTATTTATAGCAACAGGCCATCATGAAAAGAATTTGATTGAAGCTCGGGAGCAAAACTCAAAGGAGGTGATATCTAATGGCGACTAATATCAAACGAGTTAAGCTCACTATCTTTGCTGAAAAATATTGGACTAAAGACATCGAGAGTTTATTAGCAATTGATTCATCGCGGTTTAATGATGTTAAAGCTTTCATTATTGAGACTGTACAACAAAGTCAGGTAGATAAGGAGAAGAATTAA